TGTTGATGTTGCGCATTGCATCTCTTCGGTGCGCGCGGAAACCGGGCCCAAAATAGGGCTGCGCGGCCTGCCGTTCTGTCCCGTATTCCTGGGGGTGCGCGTAGCGGACTTCGCTGTTGCCAGCCGAGAGGATCATTGTGAGCTCCGGATCCTGCGTGCGCGCGCGGCCTCGCACCGAAGCGTAGGCTGGAAGGTCTTCGTTGCCGGGTGTTGCCTTGATGGAATCGCGCAGCTTGCCGGTCAGCACAGGCGCCAGTTGCTTCTGCGTTGCCACGATCTCGTTCGCGGACATGCGCAGGGCCGCTTTGATGCGCGCGCGCTCCTTCTGCGGCAACGCTTTCAGGACTCGCTTCATCCGCTCGCGGCCCTTGATCTTAGCCACTCGCAACCCCAGTCTCGACAAGGACGTCGAGGTAATTGTTTTTCTGGTCGGGATTTGCGATCGAGCGGATGTTGTAGATCGCGTTGGTGTTCTTATCGCGAGCACGCCAGGCGGGCGTAACGAGCCTGGTGTCACTCGAGCTGCGAACCTTCAGCGTGTATGGCTGAACACCTGAAAGACGCGCAGCCTCGAAGGTCTCGCCACCCAGGCGGGGAATTCTCTCTGCCCAGACGAGAAACTGCGGGACCCAGACGTCTTCCTCATTGCCGTATTCATCCGCAGCCGCCGCGGCGCGCTTCTCGAAGAAGACGCGCTCACGGAGCTTGCCGGCACTCATCCGATGCCGAGGAGCGTGACGTCGTACGTGACGCCGGTGCCAGCGGCGGAATTCTCGATCTTGAGCAGGTCGGCGGTTGTCGCGGTGACGGGCCACCCGGCGGCGCTTGGGTTCACCAACAGGACAAGCCCGCCAGGCGGAACGCTGATCTTGTCGGTCGCGTCCACGACCGGCCCAATGAACGCCGCTGTGGCGTGGCCACCGACTACGACATTGTTGGTGTTGCCGGCCGCCGCCTTGATCAGGATCGCCTTGATGGCTGTGAACGTGATGGTGGCGCCGAGGGCATCGGCCAACACGCCGGCGAGATCGAGATTTTCGGTCGCCGACGCGGCAAGCGTCCGGCGATCGCTCCAGACTTTGTTGATCTGATTGGCGCCACTGCCGCTCGTGAAGTCGATTGGAGTCAGGTCGGCGTTCTGTTTGAACTCGGCGTTACCGAGATCGAGCGCTGAGGACAGCAACGCTTGAATCGCCGCATAAATTTTCGCACTCGCAGCCATGGACTCGCTCCTTTTGCGATGAACCGCTTAAAGATCAAAAGACGAAGTCGACTTTGTTTCCGGTGAACAGGGCGTCATAGTCGAAGGCTATGTCGGCGTCCCTGTTCTCGTGACGCTTGCCTACCTCCCGGATGATCCATTCAAGGATCGTTCCAGGCACCTTGCCCGTGTCGTAGCCAGCGACGAACCGCGCGCGCACAGCATCCGGCCGCCCCGAAATTGGCGTCGGCCAAGTCTGCCCAACTTTTGGCTGCACGATCGCCGGCGCAAAGCCCTGGTCGATCACGTCATAGACGCTCGTCGCAATGGCCTGCTCAGCAACTGCAGAGTCGAGGTAGACGATGCTAGTGAGGCTCCGAAGCGGTGGAAGCGGTATCTCAAAGCGGCCGCAAACTGACGTTTCATAGAACCCGGCAATCCTCAGCTCCCAGGTCTGCTCCAGGAGACACCGCCCGAGATAACCGTCGCGACCGTCGATCGCCGAGACAACCTTGGCGATAAGGGATTCCAGGTGCGTGTCATTGTCCGGATCGTCGATCTTAAGCGCGCGCTTCATCTCGGCAAGCGTGACCGGATAGGATGTGGCCGCGGTAATCAGATGCAGGCTCATTGGCCGCCTTTACTTCTTCGAGCCTTTGCCCTTGCGCGGCGCATCCTCAGACGGGAGCGGGGCGGCCGGGCTTTCGAACGACGTTGCGGCACCGGTTAGCCGGCGCTCTGTCTGCGCCGCTGGCTGCGCCACAACCGCCCGCACGTAGCCTTCCTTGATCAGCCCTTCGACAGCATCGTCCCACATCTCGATTTCGGTGCCGACAGCCGCCTTCGCGACCACAACCCCAAGTTTGTCGGCGGCGTATGGAAAGTCGCGCAGGACATGCACTTTCATCTTCGATCTCCTTCAGGATCTAACCAGCGCGTTCGGGTGCTTGCCGTGGTCGTAGAGCGCCTCGATTTCATCTGCAGTCGGCTTCGCTTCGCGCTCTTTGAAAGAGAGTCGTGCCGAGCCGTTCACCCGCTCGACTGTCACCTTCACTGTGTCGTAACCGTAAAGACGGATCTCGTTGTCGTCTTTCGGGTCATGGATCGTGTCCATCAGCGATGTCTTCTCGGACATGCCGAGCTCGATACCGCGCGCCACAGCGACCCCGAGCCAAAACTCGACACAGGCGCGCCCTTGCTCCGCGTGGTGAGCGTTCGGAAGCGTAAAGTCGATGCCAAAGAGGCTGATCTTCTTGACGCCGATGTAGATGGCGTAGGCAACCGCGTACGCGGCCGTGCCGTTGAAATAGGCGAAGCCGAGCGTGTTGATCATGTCCTCGATCGGAAGCTCAACGAGTCCGGGATAACCCTCTTTTTTGATGCTCGTGTAGATCGGGCCAGGGTGCCGCTTCAGCCACTCGACCATGACGGCGATATTGCTATCCGGCCGCGCGGCCGCGCGAATTTCCTGCACCTCGACTTGATCCATGTGGAAGACGCGATCGCACTGCAGGACGTTGCCGAGCGCGTTGATTGCCCACGCCTCATCGGCAAACCGGTGTCGGCCACCTAACCGCATCACATGGTCTGTATATGTGTGGATCGAGGGGCCGAGCCCGAGGATCACGACATGATCTGGAGCCGGGAGCGGGCGCTGTGGCGCGAACGCGGAAACGCCCGTCACCGTTTTTTCAGGCAAGGCGACACGCTCGGCTTTCGCGACCAGAGTGTGGCCGTTTGCCGTTCCGCGCTCGACATCCGATTCCTTGCCTTCCTGCGATAGAAATTCGAGCACGCGCCAACCGGTGCGAGCCAACAGGCTTTCGAACTCAGCCCGAGTGTAGTGCCGGAAGTGAAAAGCAATGCCGGAGTGATATGGAAATGCGGTTTCATTCGGAACGCTCGCCAGGAGCAATGGGGCAGCGCGAAGCGAAAGCAGCAGCGGAGCCGGATCCTGCAAGTGTTCAATTGTCTCGAAGCACACTGCAGCGTCAAACTTTGTACCAACGGGCGCTGAGAACGCCCGCGCGTCAGCTACCAGTCGGTCGATGTTTTGGTGCTTGTAATGGATACCAGCGAAGGCAATTGCTTCTGCGCTGTTGTCGACCGCGAGCGGAAAATGCCCCGCCTTTGCGAGGATATACGAGCCGTAGCCGACGCCGCTCGCGAGGTCGATGACGCGGCTTCCAGAAGGAAGCTCGTTGGCCGCCCATTCGTAACGCGCGGTGTGATCACGACGAATGCCGTCAACGGTTGAAGAAACTTGGCGCTCACCGTCATGCAAAGGCACGAAACCCCCCATATTTTGTACGGCAGGAACCGCGCCGGGACTCGCCCCGGCGCGGTTTGGTCAAAAATCGGCGAGTGATGATTACGTAGCGACCGGTGCGGTGCGGGGATTGCCCAGGAGGACGTTGGCACCAACGGGCGTGCCGGCGGTCACCGTCGAGGACAGTTTCGACACCTGGACATAACGCTTCTTGCCCTTGTACCCGAGCCGCTTTGTGACGTTCTTTGTCGATCCCGAAGTGCGAGCGCCGGTGCCCGGCGTCGCGAGAGCTTCGGTTCCGATCAGGTCGGCGTCTGCAACGGACGTCATTGTGCCGGTGACGTCGCCTTCCTTGATGACCGGCGTGAACGCCGCGTTTGTGGCTGTGATTGTGCCGTAAGAAAGCTCGATTTCGACCGATTCATAACCCGCGCGGTCCACGATCTTTCCGGCCTGGCCGGTTCCCGTGGTGCCGATCGCGACTGGCGAGATCGAGCGCACGATCTTGATGTTGTTGTGAAGGTCCCACATTTGTGAGTGCTCCTTAAGAAGAGAAGGGGGAATTTTGAAAGGGCGGCCTGTGCCAGTGCGGCGCAGGCCGCCCTCAACAGCGATTTAGACCGCGCACTTCAGCTTGCGGATCGCCTCCGCAAGCACAACCTGCCCGCCCAGACGCTTGCGCATGATGAAGCGGATGTTGCCGCTCGTCGCCTGGGTGTACGGATCGCGGAGCAGCGCGAGCTGGATGCGATCGACCAGGATATAGGCGCGGCGATGATCGCCGTAAGCGATCGGGAAGGTGTTTGCGCCCTCGCTCGGCATGTCGGGCAGTTCCACATACGGATCGCCGTCGATCGAGTTCGGCTTGCCGAGCGCGATCCCAGGCATCCAGATGTAGTTCTTGTCGGCATCCTTGAGCTTGCGAACGGAGCCCAGCGTGGTCCGATTCATGACCCAGGTGGCATTGCGCGCGTATGCCGTCTTGATTGCGTGCTTCAGGGTCAGGAGACCGTTTGCCTGCCCATCCG